TCTTCGCATATTCTTCTTGCTTCTGTTGCTCCTCTTTTAGCTTTGCCGTCTTGGCGTCCACTTTAGCCTTCAGACTATCTACCTCCTCTTGGTTAATCTTATCCAGGAATGACTTGCGCTGCTCTTCGGAGAGCGTCTCATCTTCTGACATACGTTTCAGATAGTCCGCTTTGAGCTGCTTGATATTCTTGTTATACTCCTCGAGGGAGATTTCGCCGTCCACGTATTTGCGCATTTGGTTCTCATTCTCCAGCTGAAACTGCTTCTCCTGCTCCTTCAGGTAGGTAGCCTGCTCCTTCTTCTTGTTCTCTTCGGCGGTCTTGCGCTCATTGGCATCCTCCTTCTCGCACTCCTGGCGGAACTTCAGTTTTGCCTGCATGATCTTCTCCTGGATCTCTGCCCGCTTGTCCGGCTCGAGGCCGGCGATGGCCAGCTGCCGTTCGAGGTGCTGCATCTCCAGGTCCTCGACGAATTGGTTGTACTCCTCGGTGGCCATCTTGGAATCGGAGAGATAAAGCTCTTGCAATTCGCGCAGTTCGTCGTAATACTTGGCCTTTTCGGCTTTCATCTCAGCCTGTACCCGTTTTTTGCGCTGCTTGTCGCTCTCGGACTCACCTTCCTCTCCCTCATCTTCGTCTCCGGTATTGATGACCGGTAAATTGCCGTCCCCTGAACTGCCGCTCCCCTCGACTTTAATCTCGGGAGTCTTAATGATCAGCGAGCCAAACTTCTCTTCGATTTTTTTAATCTCATCATATTCTTTGGATGCCGCCTCGATATATTGTCGCAGAGGTATGGAAGCATCGTACATATCACTCACGTCAATCTTATACTGCTCCATCAGCGATTTCGTCAACGACTTTTGGATGTTCTCCTTGGAATTGCCTTTCTCCAACTCTTCGGCTACATAGCTGATTGTCTTCACTCGTATCTCTTCAACCGTTTTGGATGACAGATTCTTGCTCAGTAACTTAGTGTATTTCTCCATGCCGCCGGCCTTATCGTCTATGTATTCATTGCGGACCTCTTCGGTCGCATCATCCAATTTCTGCTGGGCGATTTTACTTTGGATAGCAGCGGCGGCATCTTTATAGGCCTTGGCCAATTCTTCGACGGTGGCTTTCTCGGTCAGCAGATGATCCAGGTATTGACCGTACTTCTTATTGAATTCCTCGATGAGATTCTTGCGCTCCTGGGTGCTTTCGTTAGCCTTCTTAATCTTGGAAGTCAACTTCTGCAATTCATCCTGCTCCTTCTGGTTCTCTTTATGGAACTCTTTCATCACCTTGTTCGCATCCTGCATCTTCCGGTAAAAGGCATAAATGGCCGTACCTGCTGCCGCGATGACGGTAGCCCATACAGTGACGGGATTGGCCGCCAGTGAAGCCGTGAATGCATTCAGCGCAATTTTGGCTTCTGCGAAGCGCCCCGATAGGGCAAGTGTAGCTGCGGCACATAGGCTCGTGCCAGCGGTCAGCAGTTTCTGTCTTGTGGTGGTCATGACCATCACGTCGGCGTATCTCGTGGTGAGTTTGGTGGCGATGTCTGTTTGGTTGGATGCCGCCAGCATGGCAGCGCGGTAGAGGATGTGTATTTGCGTGCCCAATTTCACGGTGGCCGTGTAGATTTTTACGGCGGCGTTGTAGGCGTTGGCCGTCTGTGTGGCCACCACGAGCGCCGCAGTTGTGACGACGATGCCCTCTTTATGCTTCGATACGAAGTCGAGCAAGGTTGTCAGCAGTACGATGAACTTGCTGGTCAGATGCAGGCCGTTCTGCATGATAGGGCTGAGTTTCTCACCCAGCTCCACCGAGAGGTCGTTGAAGCGCTTCTTGGCCTTCTCCAATCCGCCCTGCACGGTATTGTTCTGCACATTGAATTCATCGATGATGCTGGTGCCGTCCTGGTATGCCTGGTTGGCCAGCTCTTGGCGGGCACGAATCTCATCCGCCTTGCCGGCCAGGACGGAGAGCACGGTGGATACGCCGGCACCCTCTGTCTTCAGGTCGCCGAAGATAGGGGCAAGGTCGGCCAGACCGCCTTTCTTGCTCAGGCCCTCGGCAAACTGCAGTACCGCCTCATTGGCGTCCGTCTTCAGCAGTTCGGTAAACTTCTCCAGGTCGATACCCGCAGCATTGGCAAACAGGCTCGTCTTGGTGAACATCTTCATCAAAATCTTTTGGTAAGCTGTGGCCGAAGTCTCATCCTGCAGCATGTTCTCGTCCATGGAGGCGGCGAAGCCGATGATGTCAGCCTGCGAGATTTTGGCTTGGTTGGCCACTGCCGCCACTCGGGCGGTGAAGTCAACCAGGAATCCTTCTGCTGCAGAACAGTTCTGCGCTACTTCGTTGATGGCGGAACCGGTGGCCAGCATGGCACCACGAAGGCCCATCCTCTTATCCTCGCCGAACATCATGGCGAGCTTGCCGATGTTCTTCACGGCGTCGGAACCCAGTTCGTCGCCCAGCGATACATTGATTTTATCGGCTGCATCCACGAACTCCAGCACGGCTTCTTTGGTTTGGATGCCGAGTCGGCCGGCGTCGCCCGCCAGTGCGTTGAGCTGCTCTCTCGATGTGCGGGTGTCCATTGCCTTGAAGGCCTCGTTCAGGTCCTTGACCTGTTCGGTGGTCATACCGGTGTATTTGGTGACCTGCGCCATTGCCTCTTCCATGGAAGCGTAGGCTTTGACGTTATTGCCGATGAAGGAATTGACGGCGCTCATCATATCGCCAGCAATCGACCATGCTGCCCAAAATTTATCAATTTTCTCGGCTATATGTTCTAACATGCTATCTTCAGGCATGGTCATCTCCCCTTTGAGGACCTGTAGCTGTTTTTTAGCCTTGGCGGCTGCCTCTGCGTATTGATCCCATTCCTTACTACCTCTTATCACTCGGCCTGAGTTCAAGTCTCTATTTATTTCCTTCAGTGCTTTTTGAAGTTCTTTCGGTGTATACGAGTCGATATTCGCAATCATGTAATTCATGTTGCGCATAGTGGTTTGGATATCTTGTATCTGCTTCTCTGTCTCTTTTAGCTCCTTGTTTAAGGCTGCAGCTTTAGCAGGGTCACTTGTCTTGCTCAATTCCAGTTTGAGCGCACTGGCCTTGTCTGTTAACTGTAGCAATGTGCGATGGGCCTGCTCACCGTTCATTGTTACCTTAACTTGTGCTTCTTCGATTAATAATCCCATATTCTTGAGTTTTCTTCAAATATATATTAATCGAAGAATCCGCTAAAAGACATGGACCTAAATCCAGGGCCTTCTTCTCCAACTTCTACGATTTCTCGAATATGTACATCTGTGATGTTTTACATCTGAGTAAGCTTTCACAATACAGTATAACATTACTATAATACTCCACATAGTCTTTAAAATTTTATTGGTTACTTTGCAAATATAAGATATCTATCTAATAAAAACAAGAAAAAGTCAAGAATTTTTGGTGCTAAAATCGATTTTGTTACCAAGAGAGGATGTTGTAGTGGATGCCGATGCCTATATATGGGCCGTTGATGCCGTATCCGGTAGCGATGCCCGCACCCCAGCGGTGCTTCTTGACAACAGTGCGGGTGATGACTTGCTGGCGGATGGTGATGCTGTCCAGGTTGGCAGCGTAGCCGCTCACCCAAGCGTGATAATTCGGCGTAAGGTATTCTTTTTGCTCGATGGGCAGGTAGACAGTGTCGCGCACGGTATCGGCCGGAATGGATATGTAGCGGATAGTGCGTCGTGTGATGGGCTGTGGAACAGTGTCGTGGATGGTCGTGAAAACGGTGTCACACCGGACCGCCACCGTCTGACCCTTGTGGGCAGTGATGGCGGCGCCGATGGAACAACCTAAAACAAACGTGAAAAAATAGAGTATAATAAGATGCTTCGCTCTCATATTAAATCATAGCCGTCTTCAACCTCTTTAATGTTCGCCTCGATGCCGTTCTCGTGGTGGCTGATGGCAGCTGCAAGTTGCACGAGGGCGGCACGGTCATTCTCGCTCACGGGATAGCTCTCCGGCACCTGCATGTCCTGGCAGACTGCGCGGATATAGGCGGCCGTATCGTTTTCGGTGGGTGGCGCCCAGCGGGTGATCATCTCCTCCACCGTAATGCACTGGTGGAGGATGCGGTATGTGCGCAATGTCTTGATGAGCGCACGGTAGCCGTAGGCGATGGAGCGGAACGTGACAAATTCTTTGTCGGGCTGCTTGTCGGCCATGCCGACCCATGCCTGGTTGCTGTGGCGGATGTTGCCGGGGTTGTTGTTGCGCAACCCTCTCGGCTTATTGCTTGCTTTCATTCTTCGTCTTTGTTAATTTGTCTACAATGTTATTCACTCTCGCATTGGCGTAGATGCTGATGCCGAAAATAGATCCGGCGTAGATCAGTGTCTGCGCAAAGTACCAGAGGACGCTGTCGTGTATCTCGCCTCGTGGTTCTACCAAGAAACCGGCCACTGAGAGAGCCACGCCACTGGCGAGCATTGCGATGGCCGTATAGACCTGAATATTTTCTTTAACTGTTGTCTGCATTGCTTTTTTATTCAAAGATATAATTGTCCTCAACTGCTATAAAAGACAGTTATTCTTCGCCTTCAAATTCGCTCATCGGCTTGATTCTGCTTGCATATCCCGTCCATCCCGACGCTGTTTTGTAATCTTCTACCGATTCATCGGGCACGTAGATGTTGCAAGTTGAACCACTAAAGCAATTATTACCGCAAGAGGGTGGGGTAGTCGGCTTGCATACGATGTATTCCAAACTCGTACATCCTTGAAAAACGCTCCAATCCATAGAAGTAAATCCTGCTGGCAGGACAACGTGTCTTAGTGCCTTGCAATTCACGAAAGCGTTGGCACCGATTGTTGTAACACTCTCGGGGATGTCAAACTCTTCTAATGCATAGCATTGACTGAACGCAGTGCTATTAATCTTAGTTATCACTGCGTTGGGCATCCGTACATATTGCAACAGATACGCATTTTGGAAACAACCGCCACCAAGATTCGTTATCGCTGCTTCACTTTCGAAACCTTCAAGGCTTTGGCAGTTACTGAATGTTTGGTCGCCGTACGATGTGATATTCTTGCTCATCTTAACGCGCTCAAGCGACGTACAATTACCGAACGTACCCCAGCCCATAGATGTAATAGAATCGGGAAATACAATACTTTTCAATGCTGTCCAGCCGTTAAACTGAAGATTGCCCAAACTTGTTATACCCGTGAAGTATTGGAACTCATCGAACGAAGTAATTTCCGTCTTTCTGTCGCTTAACCCAAGGTTGCCCGCTGATGTAACCTTTGCTGCCATTTCCTTCGTTGTACCCGTTCCGTCACCGCATTTCGCAGCAATCAGCGACATAACAAGCGCATCGGCAAATCGGATGTAATAAGCGCCCGTCACATTAATCGTCAACCGATTAAACATACCTTTAAGCGATTCGATTGTATCTTCATATACATTCGCGTTTACGTTGATTGTGCCGTCAAGGACGGGCAACTCTTCGCTGCCTGCATATCCATCGGAATCAAGACCTTCATACGTGCCATCCACGAGCACTGCCAATCTATCCAACTGCTCAACTCCAGCGCTACCCGTGAGCGTAGCATCGAAGCCGACCGCCCGCACGCGCTTCAATGCGTGGCTCTCCTGGTCTGATTGAGCAACGAGAATCGTGTTCAGCAGATTCACGGGATTGAGCTTCGGGCAGTCCACCACAAAGAAGTCCGTGATATTCGCCGCACAATTCTCTAATATTACGTTGTCTGCCGTGAGGACTGCGAAAGATTGCAGGGAGATATATCGGTTTGTATCCGGATATTCCACATAAAGCAGGCCGCCACCGGATGGCAGCTTAATCTGCGTCAGGCCTGTGCCACCTGCATAGACTTGGCGGATATTGCTGATGGCAGAGAGGTCCAGTGTGCCCTGCAGCGTGCTGATGTTCGACAGTTCAATCATCTGCAGAGACCCGCAGTCAGAGAGCGTAAGACCGGTTATCGAGATGACAGGCGTCTCCGTGCGACTGCCCAATACCAATTCAGTAAGGCGCTTGCCTCTCACCACCATGGTGCCCGATACATTCTTCGTGTGCCAGTCACCGATGGAGAGCAACCAGGATGCCCCCTCGATGATGTTCTGCTGGTCGGCTGATCCGCCGAGGTCAATTGTCATTCGCAAGGTATCGCCCGCCTTTGTCCGCTCGCCCCGCACAATGGATGTACCATTGGCAATGGCCGGATACATATCAAAAGCCGGTGTGATGTCGTAGTCGATCAGGTCACCCGCCGCACGCACGATGATGGTGTCGGTGCCGTCGGCAGAGAAGAGCCCGTAACTGTACTTCGACATCATATACATGATGCGCTTCTTCACCCAGGCCGATTCGGCGGAGAAAAAGTCGCCGTGCGACTGCGTGATAGGGTCGGTGTCGTTGGTGTATTCACCCGCATTATAAGCCAGCTTGGCCACTTCGTAGCGCTTCGCATCGGCGTTGACCATGGTAGATGGGAAGTAGTTTTTCACCTGCAAGAAATATTTCTGATAGAACGCATACACCTTCTCATAGGGTGTGCCCGTGGTCTTGCCGGACAGCGTCTCCATGGCAGAGAGCATGCTCTTCATGCCTGCCTTAATCTCATCGGCAAAGGCAATTTCGAGCAGATTCCAGAAGACGGATGTCTCGCCGTTCCAGACCGGTTGTCCGTTATCGTAGTAATCATGCATCTCCACGTAATACGGCTTGCGGTCCTGGCCCTGGTTGTCGATCGGTAAGATGGTATCCAAGTCGTCTTGACGCCAGCGCCAAAGAGCGCCTTCTGTGCCAAAGTTATAAGGATAGGTGTTCTTTGCGCGGTTATCCGTGCCGGCTATGAACTCTGTAAAGCAATAATGGAAGACGGCGTCATCGACCGACCAAATGGCCGGGATGCTCTCTCTAAACAGTGAAGCTCTTGCGTTGATGAACATCTCGTTTAACTGTGACGGCGTGAATGTCGAAAGGTCCTCGGACAAGTATGCCGACAGCTGCTGTTTGAGGTTGATTGTACCGTCGCCGGTATCGGACGGCATGAACCGCCCCTCAGCCGCTTCGTAATAGTACAAGTTGTATAGGTTGGCGTCGCCAGCCTTGGCTATCCAGTATTCGTACCCCGTGCCCCGAAGGTCCGCCACCTGAGCGTTCAGCTCGTCCAGCGTGCCCTCGAAAGGCTTGATACGGTTGGAACATACATAGACGGCATTGTAGGCCTTCACCCATAATTCGGTGGACTTTGGCTCGCCGTCCGAAGTGGCGCCGGCATCGAAGTCCCAGCAGTTTGTCTCGTTATATTGATAGGCCTCTTCGTCGGCGTTGTACGCCCAGTATCGGTAAGCCTTATTCCATGGCACGCGGAAAAGAGCGCCCAGCGGTGCGTTGTCTGAACCCTCTACGCTGATCATATCCGGATAGGCAGATGTGTCGTAGCCGAAACAGAGAGCGTCGCCCTTGTCAGGCCCCAGCGTGAACTCGCCCATGCAGGTATAGACCTCTTTGCCCTCTTCGTTGATCGTTTTAGCAAAGCCGATAAATGGCTCCTGGTATACCGATATACGGACGTCAGCGTCGGCTGTCATCGCCTCGTTGCTCAGCCCCATTTCTCGATAGAGATCCGTGTACGCACCTACGCAGCCCGCCTTGTGGTCTTGCATGGAGCTGGCCCAGTTCTTCTTGGCCGTGAGGCGCCCAGACTTGGGCACGCCGGAGGCAAAGAATACCTTGTTTTTGTCGGTCGTGCCGTCCGCATAGGTGGCTATGGTTGGAATCTTCGTACCCGATGAATCCTTGTTGGAACCGAACTTCCATCTTTCGTTCCATTCGTAATACTTCTTGGACGACGTACCCTGGCCCTCCATGAGAAGGTTGGTCAGTGAAAAATTGTTGTGCGGGCGGTCCTTGAAGTACACCCACATATTGCACTTGACGCCCGCCGGATTGGTAAACGAGGGGAATACCGTATCGCAGACGAACACGTTGTAGAGGAGTTTGGTCTTCTCGAAGTCGATGTTGACGCCTTCAGCGTCGAGGACTTCGTTGGCGTCGCTTTCGCTCTGCTTCTCCTCGATGTCACCCAGCAGGTTGATATAGTTCTTTTGGACGGCATCAGACGGCAGCGCCTTGTTGTAGACGCGCATCGAATATATGTATAGATTGGCCGCGTCGTTGCCCAGCTCAATCTTGCCCTCGTGGCGGAAGTAGTCGTTCGATTCGTAGGTGAATTGTCGGTTCTTCTTGCCGTTGATGTAGACGCACACCAGGTTGAAACCCGAATTGCCGTAGGCGTCGGGCATGATCACGACCGTTAACCGGATACGCACGCCGTTGTCCAATGGCACATCCTGTGTGGTGGAGTCCTGTCTGGACTGTGAGAACATGGATACATTTTCGCCGGAAACCGTCAGACCCAGCCGGTTGGTGCCGTCGCTGCCTGCAATCCGGATGATGTCTTGTGTGGCGTCGGCAGCGTTCTCCACCATGAAGTCAATCTCGATGGTTTTACCCTTGCGAGCCGCCTCCTCGATGAAGGGAGCATAGCCGATAACCGCCTTTGAATTGGCGAAAATCTTGAGTGCCTTCGTGCCATTGTCGTCTGTCACCCAACCGTCGTTGCCCCAGTTCATATCCTTCCATTCGACGGCCACCTCTTCACCGGTCGCCTCGTTGATGACGGATTTATAGTTCGCTTGAGAGTTATAGCGAGTCCTTGGATTCAGGTAGAACACCGCCCCGCTGGTGGCGGAGAAACCCAATGAATTGTTCACTTGGATAGCTGTGCCCTCCAACAGAATATGATCATCAGACGTCGCTTCTATCCGGACTTCGAAATCAGACTCGTCGTCGGTGTCTACCTCCATGGGGTAAGTCAGTACATTCTTTGTCCCCGTGGCTACGGCTGAGAATGCCTGCTCATAGATTTGGGCATCCTCTTTATAAATATCGAAGCGGACCGCCGCCGTGGTTGATTGTCCGTTGTACACGGCATATTCGAAGACCGTGTTATCCTGCCAGTTGGTCAGGGTATCGGCCACACTGTTCACGCACATAAGCAGGCTCTCTTCACCTGCTTTAGCCACACACATGAATTGGATGGAAACAGCCTTTGTAGTAATCGTATTGTCGGAGTTCGACAGCCAGAACCGGATGGTGAAGACCCCGGTGAAGTCCGGATGCTCCACCTCGAAGAGGTAAGGCGTGTCTGTGTAGACAGACAGTCCCAGGTTCTTCTCGTAGGACGTGTTATATCCGTCCCCCTCAATCTCTACATGCAGCGTCTTGCTGATATTGCCTGATATGATCATCGGCACGCTGAAACTGTCTGAATATGCGGTCCACCAAGCGAAGTTAGGGGCGCTCACGCCCAATGAGGTCAGCTGGACCGTCCACGAAGTGGGAGAGGTCTCTCGCTCTGTGTTCTCGCCCTTCACTGTAATCTTGATAGAGTTGGAGCCTGATGACAGCCAATCGGCCACATCCAACTTGATTGAAACATTCGATGAAATCTCCATCTGTTTCACTACGGTGAAGTCTGTGTATTTGTTGTTTTTGACCATGACGGTGCACATACCCAACTCGCCGGTGTTCTTGTAGGGCTCAGAGATATCGTCGCGGTACTGCGAGATGAAAGTGAAGTCGATGACGCTGGCCGCGCCGTACTGTGCGGCGAAGTTCAGAGACTCGAGGTTGTTGCGGACATACACCGAGTACATGGTGCCCGAGCTGCCCACCAATTCACGGACCAGTTGTTCGAGGGTAGCGCCGGAAGCGCCGTCGTAAGCCGTACCCTCTTCGGTGCCCACCTGCAGGCGGTCATCTATCAATTCATTGATTTTATCCACCATGCTGTTTAGCTCAGCCGCCTTCAGCGTGGCTCCGGCCTTGAAGGCCTGAATAAGTTTTGCTATTGTTCCCATTATGCCAAGTAATCATCGCCGTTCAAAGAACTGGCGTTAAGCGTAAAATATTTGCTGATTTGAATTTTGTCGACGAGCGTCAGCGCGTGCAGGATATACGGCAGCTCCCATGTCTCCTTGCCCGGCATGTCGCTCTCGATGTGTGAAACACGAGCATTGAGCGTCTTGCCGGACTTGTCGGATGTTCGTCGGATCTTGAATTTGATGTGCATGTTAGTCAGACAATGTGATGTTATTCGATGTTGAACATTGGATTCTCACCACACACCATTTGATGGTCCGTTCCACGCTCACGCCATTGTTGACCGTACCTCCATCGATGCCCATCAACTCAATGATACCGTTGACAAACTCAATTTTGTTGCAACCTTCTTCTTCGTAGATGTTTTCACCCGCCTTGCTGATGCCGATGAAATACGAGTTGTTGCCTGTTGATACTGCTGTATATCTGATGCCGCCAATCGCTCGTGTGAACGGTGGCGTGCAGCCGTTGACGATATACACGTGTGCTCCGATGTACCTCTCACCGGTATAGGGTAGGTTTATCTCATACTGGTAGATTAAGTCATCATTATACGTATCCCCTGCGCTACCTGTCATGATGTTCAGGTCGTTGTAGAGCAAGCACTGAAGGGTGTTATCCGTAAAGTCGAGCACTGCAGCGTCGGACTCTCCAATCGTCTTTAAGCGGGTGACGATGGAACCAGAGAAGATACCCGTGTCGCCCAGAATCGTATCCACGTCGAGCAGTGAAGACTTGATTTTGCCGCCCTCGATGATGGTATTGCCACTATCATCGCTGATGTCTTGCAGCGTAACCTTGCCTTTGAGGTTAATCAAATCGCCGTTGATGACAGACCGGGTCTGCCCGTCCTCGGTAATCTCCGTAAAGATATCCGTTCTCGATATCACTTCGCCGTTCACCTTCTTCTCGGTAAAGAGACCGTTGAAAGTAGGCGTTGTGACTATCCCTGACGAAGTCTCTATTTGAGTCGCCTCAGATGTGACCATATTCTTAGCCAGCAACTCAATCTGTTCGGTGTTACGGTTGATGGATGTGGTATTTTCTGACGCCGCCTTTTCAGCGGATGCCGCCTTCTCGAGGGCGGCCAGTGTCTGCTTGTCGGTGATTTCGTTCCATGTCCCCTCACCTTCGTTGACTTCGAACCTCCATGCCCTGCCCTCGTCGGTGGAGTAGAAAATATCCTGGTCATGCGATTCGAGCAGTGAACTGTCTGTCCAATCCGCCGCCGGCGCCTTATCCATGGACGGTTCACCTTCGTAGAACCAGATGCACATTTCTTGATCCGATTGTGCCTGCAAATCGCCGATGGTTGTGTCGAGTTGGGAGAGTTGCTCAGAGATGGTTTGGACCGATGTCGAAGACGAGTAGAAATCGCCTATCAACCGATTCCCCATAGGGGAGAGGACTGTGCAGGACTTGTCCTGCAACGTGAAGCTGTCAATGCCTTGGTATTGTTTGATGCTGGGTGCGTCGTCGCCCACCGTGGACAAGATGATGGCGTTCTGTCGGTCCGGATCAGACCGGTTGCCCAGCAGGCAGATAAAGTCATCAGCGGCCGGGACGGTGCTGCCTTCGTCGCAATCCTCGATGGAAAGGTCGATGTAATCATCGCCGACAGCGGTCACCAACCGCCAATAATATGTATTGCTGACGTGCGTGCCGTCGCTCACCAGGTTGAATGTTTGGCAGAGGGCCAGATCGCCCGCCACAAATTCTTGTTGGATGCGTCGTGTACCGTCCTCTATCTTCATGTAGCAACGATAAACCTCGTCTAACTCTTCAACCTTGATACAAGTCATTGACGCCGGCGACAGAATGATCTCGCCGCCCACATAGCTGAGTTTCTTCAGTTGAAGCTCGATGAATTGGGCAATTTTGTTCACTGTCAACCTATCCACCACTACATTATCCAGCTTGGCCGTGACCTCTCCGTCTTGGCCTACCGAGATACCCTTATCGCTGCTGCCTACGACGATGCCGGCAAGGAAGGTCGTCAGGTAGGAAGTCCGGTCCGGCGTGTCCTTGCGCAGGAAGGTCTGGGCCAGTTCTTCGATGTCAAGACCAGTCATTGCCTGACAGATAGCGACGAGCAGGGAACCCACACGTTCTGCCGTGTTGGCCCCTGCATTGCGCTCGTCGCGGATCATGGAAGCTTGATTTATCAGTGATTCTTGTATATCAGCCATACTTTTTTATTTCAAAGATATTCGATACCAGCCCTCCGATAAAAGACATCAGATCCGCCGGATGCGCCCCGGCTTTTCAAGCGCTTCGGTCAGGATGCCCACAAACTCTTCTCCGTACATATACGCCATTTGTTCTTTGAGTACCATACGGCTGCGGTAGTAGGCCCGGCTGAACCATTGACGACGTTGGCGTGGCTCGCCGGTTGTCACCTTGCCCGACTTCTGCTTGTTGCGGTGATTGCGTCCCCGCTTCAGCGGGTCGAGGAAGTCCAGGTTGCCGCCGTTGCCCTTGGTGTAGCCGCGGCCTGTACCGCTGTCTTGATATAAACCGTAGAGCAAGAATTTGTGGACGATGACCGAAAAGTCTGTGCCCGATCCGGTGACGGATCCTCTGATTTTATTGTGCAGCGCCCGCGTGTCCAGGACGCGCAGCCGGACAATCTTCTCCTGCCAGATTTTAATCATGACCTCTTCCCAGGCCTGAATATACTTTTTTCGGTCCTCGTCGGATATCCACGGACGGCCGACTTTAGTCCTCCCACTCATCCTTGTCGAAGATTAAATCCAGCGGCTCAGAGACATCGAACATGAAGTACAGACCTGTGCATCCGTTGATAAAGTACTGGCCCAGCTCGCGGGAGAACACATTGTCGGTGTTCATGTAAATAAGATTGTTGTCAAACTTCTCTTTGTCCACCAGCAACCTGGAATGAATCTGCCGGAACAGTTCGCGGCACACGGAAAGCGCCCTCTCGCGGTCTGCCATGTTGCCGAACTCGTATCGGTGCAAGAGGAAGACCGTGAAGGTGCGCTTTTTGAAAAAGCCGCCACTGCGCCGTTCTGTGACGCCGTCGTTGGTGTCATCAACGGCAAAGAATGACGGTTGCTTGCGGAAGTTCTCCAGGAGCTCTTCGAGCGAATCAATGCCGCTGCAAGCACAAGGGTAGAATCCACTCTTGCGAGCCAACCGGTTAAGCGAACATAAGTTCTTGAAGTAGCCTATGGCATCAAATAATGTAATATCCTCTTTATTTCGCATATTTCTTTTTGAATTCTTGGGCCTCTCGGGCCTTTTCGTTCAACTCAGTGAGCGCCCTCCAACAGTCCATATCCAGCACAGCCTGTTCTTTGGTGATGTCACCGCCCGTCAGGGCGCGTATCTCTGCATTCATCCGGTCCATCATGCCGGTCAATTCGCCAATATCCTCGTCCTCATCGGGCGCACGGAAGAAGTGAGGGAACAGTCTTGCAAACTGGTTTTTGCAAGCAGCGAACCACAGGAAAACCGAAAGGACCTCTCCCTCGTTACATTGGATGCCGTCGGCATGGCGCCCTTTCTTATCCCGATATAAAATGGCGGCTATCATGTTCACACATTCCGGCTTGTGACAGTGCAGATAACCCTGGTATAGATTTTCGCAGGCCAGATAATCGCCGAACGACAACTCGTGCAAATCCGCGTCGGAAGCGCAAAAATCCCCGATTTCATCGAGACGGACAGGCTTTTGGCCGGGAGACAGAATCCAATCCAATTTAGCCACGTAAGCACACACCTCTTCTTCGGAGAGGATAAAATCGATGCGTTGTTTATCCACCTTGGTAGACAAGTGCCACCCCTTCTCGTCACGATACCGGAAGTGAATCCCAGTGATACGCCGGAAGGCGATCAACTGGGCCACTTGCGGGTCGAAAACACACATGATCTGAGTTATATATCTGAGTTGGGCTTGCGTCAGTTGCTCCCACGATGTGGGCAGACGAAAGTCCAGGCTATGGTTGTCAGCCGAAAAAGTAGGTTGAATCCTCACGTTGGTTCTCATAATTCTCGAAATGTTTCACCTTATACGTCTTGGAATTGGCATAATCCTGGAATTCCATCAAATTATCTTCAAGGTAATTGCCGATATATTGCAGCTCTCTCTCAAAGCCTGCCCACAAGTTATTCAAGTAATAACCGATGGCTCTTTGCATGGAATGCACCAAGTTCCATTCCGGCGTGCTCAGGCTGTCATGGCGGATGTGGTCCAGCATTTTTTCGAACTGTTCTGAGGAGCAAACATCTTTGATACGCTGTTCCGCTTCGTTGATTTTCGGCCGTATGGCCATCAACTCAGTCCGATGACCTTCCATGCCTGCAAAGTCTTGCAGTTGGCCGGCCACATAGATAACCGACGGAACCAGCAATGACGCTCTCACAGAATCCGCCCAGGCCTCGTTGCCCAGCAACAAGATGATGATGTTGTCGAGGGCATCATCCCTGCTATCGCGGATGTTCTCCTGGAGTGCTGCCACCCGGTCTCTTGACGCCGGGGCCACATTCTGGTTGCTGACCACACCGAACCCCGTAGGCGTAAGAACCAGGTCCAGTTGTGGAATGGCGTGATAAAAGGCATCAAGACAGATCCATCGTGTCACCATATATTTCAGTGTATCCGAACCTGCCTCGATGACCTCTTCGTCGGCTACTTCGTAAAAAACTCGTTTTCGCGCTTCGTCGAGCGCGTCTTGCATTGCTTCGAAGACCTCCACACCGGCGCAAGCCGCTGCAGAGACAATTGTCTCAAAGGTACTCTGATCAATCTCAATCATTATTCTCTGTCTTGGAATTCGAACTAATCTTTTTGGCATCGGTGTGCTGGTCCAGCGTCGTGAGCAAAATCATTTGCACGTCGGGAATCACCCTCTCTGCCCATCCATTATATTCGATGACCACATTATGCGGCATCGCCATCAAGTCGTGGAACGATACTTCTATCGCCTGTTTAAGCGTGAAGAGCTCTCGTTTGTCCGACCCTGAATTGTTGTTCGTGGATTTGCCTGGAGTGGCGCCTACCAAGTTCGGGTGAATGTTGTCCCCATAGCAAGTGATATTGGCGGCCTCCTGGATATCCTCGGACCAATCACCGCCCTCTTTAGAAGATTCGATGACATTGATGCGCACCATTCTGTTCTCCTTGCCGTTCGGGTCCAGGTAATATCCCGTTATCCACACCTTGCCCGAGTTTTCGATGCCAGCCACGAAATTCTTGATATTGTTCTTTTCTTTTTTGATGCGCTCCTGCTGGAGGATGGGATCAGTGATTCTCTCCTCTGCCAACAGATTCGCCCAGAAGTCCTTGTGGATTTCGACCTGGTATTTCACGGAGGCATGGTTGCGCAGCTTCGCCTTCTTGCCCTTGCCGATCAGCCGTTTGATGTCGTACCAATCGCCGCGGAAGATGGCCGTGTAGTTCGGGACCGGATAATACCTGTTGCCCGGTGTCGGGAACTTCACGAGAATGGCAAACTTGCGTTCGTGTGTACGCATGAAGGTCTTGCCGTCCGGGCCAGGCTCCCGCCCCATCAGAATATTCAGCTCGCCCATCGGATCATGTTCGTCCAACAGGCGGATGACCTCGACCTCCTTGACCGCTGTCTTTCGGAAGTTGCCGTAAAACATATGTTTCACCTTGCCCTTGTCCGCCTTTTCAAAGCGACAGTAGCAAGCGTCTTTATGACGGAGTGAGGTAATTTTAGAGCCATCCTTGGACAGGATAATCACCGAAACACAGAAGAAGTAATACTTCATGTCGGTGGCCTGTTCGAGGAAGAATGTAGGCAGCGCATTGCGTATCTGCCACTTGCGAATCTCCGCCTCGCGCGTCTGCTGGCCAGTTTCGATATCCACGTATTTCAGCCCGGCACCGTAGCAGGTCAGCACGTTGAACAACTTATTCTGGCTCATTACCTCGTCGGAACCGATCATCCGCAAGATGTGGTAGGGTAATTGATCATCGGCACCCCAAGCAATATACCGGAAGTCCGTACCTGGGATAGGGAGTGAGGCATAATCCTCACTATCTTCATCGAAGACGTCGGCGGAGTCGGCCACCGTCTCCATGGCCGCCATGACAGGCGAGCCCTCCACGTTGAATATTTCTGTGGGCATGTACATCACATATATATTTTAAAACCATTAATTTCAAAAAGAGCCACGTCTCGGAAAGTCCGGATCAATCCGCTGAGCGGAAGTCGCACCGAATGCGTGCCACCTCTCCAGTAAGAGCCCACGCAGCGGGCATCCTTGTATGTAAGGATATCCCCCGTGCTCAACTTCCATAACCGCAGCGTGCAAGGTATGCCGGACTCCAGCATGCGCAGCGCATCGTTTCTATGTATTACCTTAATCATCCGAAAGTATAATCAAAGGTGTTGTCGAAGATACGGCCAGCCTTCGCTTCACTCAAGATGTTGTGGTTACGCTGGGCATATCGGTAACTGAAGGTATAGACCGGCCTGTTATCATCATCGTTGTTCCGCTTGCTTTCGCTCTCGGTGATGGTGATCTCTTTGCCGATTGTATCACCATCTAGCAGATAAATCTCCTTGCTACGCAAAAGATCATCCGCCCAGTTGGCCATCTCGTGCGTCAAAGAGCCTGTATTCGCCTTGAATACCTTGTTCTCTTCAATATCGTAAGACCTGAACATGCCGCTCAGATAACCCGTGGACCGAGTAAGTTCAGGCTCGAGGGAATGAGTGCCTGTGCAGTAGATCGTCTCCTGACAGCCGAAAGAGTTGGTGAAAACAAGAGCAGGAGCTGCATCGGGTGTCACCTCCATGACCTCGAACTTCTGAAAACGCTCGCCAATCACGACCCGATAGCTGATCAGGTCATAGCCCTCCATTTGGTATTGAGCCGATGAAACCTCTTCAGTCAACACCTTACCAGTGGTAGTGATGGTTTTCGTATTGACTGTTTTCTCAAACAGATCCATGCTATTGGGGTCATAATAGACGGCATACACATCCATTTCGGCCGCCTCTGTCAGGTAGAAGTGGACAAACTCCCTGAAACCGATGGCCGTTATCTTGTAGCCTTGCAGCGTAGTCAGATAATTATTCGTCATGAAGTTCTCGGCTTCCACCCATGTCTCAGCCGCACAATACTGCACCTTGAACGAGCGTACCGTCTCAGACGCCCCGTCATCCAAGGTGATTTTGAATGTCTCCACCAACTTCTCGGACAGATATGGCTCGAACAGACGCTGCAAATCATACAGTATCACCTTGCTGTCACTGTCTGGCACGTATGACTCTTCAAGAATCGTCTCGTCGCCACATTCAATGGTGATGTTGACCGACTCCTGGTTGGTGGTGAACTCGAAGGAGTCCAGTGCCGACGAGAACATGTAGTCCTTCACATCTTTGGTAATAACAATCATATTTCGTTGATTTTTCTTCAAAGGTACGCGTAAGAAGTGGTAATCTAAAAGACCAAGGCGGGGCTGTTGGAGCGCGAGGTATCCTCGCCCCCTGCGTGGTTTAAGGAACGCAAAAATAAATCCTTGGGCGCTTGCGCCCTGCCAAAACGCCGAAATCGCGCGAACAGCGCGATTTCGGCGCCCCCCCATTTCCGAGGGGTGCTTACTTTCGCGTCAGAGTCCCTTATAATCAATCTAAGCGGCCCTCGTCGGCATAGCTGAAGTAGTTGCCGTCTGTAATTATTACGTGGTCTATAAGGCGGATGTCCATTGTCTTGGCGGCGATATTGATGCGTCGCGTCAGTGCGTTATCCTCATTACTGGGGAAGTTCTGACCGCTGGGGTGGTTGTGGCAGATGGCGATGGCCACGGCTCTCTTCATGATAGCCCCACGAAGCACACAACGCACGTCCACCACTGTGCCCGTGATGCCGCCGCTGCTTATTCGCTCACGGCCGATGACGCGGCAAGCCGTGTTAAGGTAGATGACCCAAAACTCCTCGGTGGGGAGTTCGGCTATCATGCGGTACATATACTCATATATCGCTTGACTGCTTCTCATCTGCATGCGCTTCACGCCGTACTCTTTCTCTCGTTTATACAACTCGATGGCAGACTGCGCGATTTTACGGCGGCTGGGCGTGAGGGATTCAATAAACTCGCTCAAGGTCTGGCCCTCTTCTATTCTCATGTCCGCTTTGGCGGATACGTTGTACAGCAACTCGCTGTCACTGATAACTCTGTAATCTACCATAGCCTTAGTTCATTAAAGTACGACCCAAGAAATAACCGCCCACTACCTCTGCGCCAAAATCTTCCATTTGGCAAGCAAATCGGGCGTAACTGACGCCCTTAGTCAGGATATCATCAAATACCAAAACACGGCGTCCGTTGAAATATTCCTCATCGAAATCCACCACGTAGACCTTCTCAAACGTCTTCTCGCTCTCCTTGTCGTGTTCCTCGTGGATAGCGTATCTTGCGCCCATAACGTGGATATGATTGAAGCCGTTGCTCATGCCGGTGAGTCGGCAGAGTTCCTTACTAAATTCTTCGTATCTCTCTGTATTGGCTTCGGCGTCGTGGGCGGGGATGCAAGCAAGAGTGAGCGTATCGGCGAAACAGCCGAAATGCTTGCGAATTTCTTCGGCCACTTTGAGGGCAACTTCCTTGGAACGCTTGCCGTCCTTGAAGTCCCAAATCATTTCTCGGATAGCCCATTCACGCGGGCTTGCCTCATACTTGGTGGGCAAATAATCGTAGAGTGAAACCATAGGCTTCGACCACTGCGCACGGAAATCAGAATTAATCTCTTTCATAGAATTTAAAATTTATTGACTATACTATTTTTAGAAGCGGCTCACCCGCTATCTTTCTGTACTATAAAGGTACGAAATTTATTTGACATAGCAAAATTATTCTACATTATTATTTATGTTTTACAACATATAATGCGGGCTATTTAGAGTCCTTTGTGACCCTTTAAATCTTAAAAAGTAGATAGATGTCGAAACGGCAGAGATATAGCGATTTACGCCCTGAAAATAGGCTGTAACAGGGTCTTTTGTGGCATCTGTGCGCTCCTCGGATTCTTATTGTATTGATATTCAGGTCTTCAAACACGACTGGCCCCGCACTACGTGCGGAACTGAGCGAAGCGAGCCCCCACCGCCCTATGCTTACCGACTGAATTTGTCTAAATTTTTCGCTCTATATGCACCCTGCTGCCCTGCCCCCCACGTACCGCGCCACCCACTCTTCACCGCCGAGGCAGGCGGGCGGTCACACGCAATGCCCGCGCGCATGGAAGGTAATTACCACTACCAGCCGCACGGTACGCAGCAGGACGTGGTCCAATATGGCAAAGTATTGTCAGCAGGAGACCGCACGGTCGTGGCTTGCCACGATAGACAATAGAGGTCGGGCTTTAGCCGGACCTACCTTATTATAAGTGGCAGAGCATGGCTTTTGGTTTTCGACGTCAGTAAGGTGCCCGAAGGGCGAATTCCTTGCTGGCGTCGGGAACCGGAAGCGGTGCTCGGCCACACCCGCAGGACATGGTCCAATATAGCGAAGTATTGTTCACTCTCATCCGCATGGGCGGTAAAGGTCACGAGAGCGGCGGAACAGGCGCTTGCGCCCCGTGGCTCTCGTGGGCTTCACCGCATCCGCTGGCTGAAGTATTGTCTGTTTTGCTCACCTTATTTATGAGGCGACCAAATCTTGTTGCATGCTATCCGCATGGGCGGTACGGGTCACAAGGTCGAGCGGATCAGGCGCTTGCGCCCCGCTTGGGCTTGTGGGCCGTACCGCGGATACAGTCTGAACTATTGTTTGTCCAACGCCGGATGGCTCGTGGCTTGCCACGAAACCTCTGCGTGGTTGAAGGAACGCAAAAACGAATCGGGCTTTAGCCCCTACCGATGTTGGTGTGGGCAGGCACAGCAGTCACCAGGGGTAGGTCGGAGAGGTTACCGGAGGGAGCCTCCGGGCTGCTCCTGGTGGCGCTGCGTCTGCCCACACCCCGCAGGACCGGGTCCAATCTAGCGAGGTATTGTCACCAGGAAGAAGTGACGAAGGTATTGCTGACAACCTTCGGGAAACGTTCGCACCCTACACACAAGGTATCGAAGGCGTCTGACCCGTCGGTACGTGACTCCAGTTTGTCCTCTTCGGTCTCAGCCAGTTTTTCTCCCCGCTTGTCCTTGGCACCATTGTACACGCCAGCGGTCTGGATGGAGATGAGTAAGTCCTCGTTGTTGGCCTCGTTAAAGACGGGGCGCAGGTTCGTTCGTCCGGTCAACATCCGATTGATCAGCAGATATCGTTCCATAGGCTTCATGGTCTGACCGATGTACACTCGGTTCACCTTCCATCCGTTCTTGACGAACTGGTGTTCGATGACCCAGGCGAAATCCTGGTCGTTCACCGCATAGTTGCCATTCAGGAAGGTATGATCGTAGTAGAACACCACAGTTTTGTTCTTGTGGTGGCGATAGTATTCGCAGAAGTCGTCAACGAGTTCGGGAAGCTTACGCTCGTACTTCACGAAGAAAGACTTCAGCACGCGGAGCTTTCGGTCGTGTGGCTGACCGGCCACCAGCCAGTTGATGTTAGCGTTGGCGTCGAAGGCCACGCAGATGGGCATATCCGTTTCCACGTCGGCATCGGAGAGGGATGACGGGGTCTTCAGTTGATCAAACTGATACTCCAAACTATCCAGGTATGTATAGTTCACGGCATGGTATTTATGCGCCGGGGTCAGCGAGGAATAGAAACCGTCTTTGACGATACCGATGGGCTTGCACAAGATGGAGGTCATGAAGGTGAGCGGTGGCAGGTCTCGTTTCATGTCGTTCACCCATTTCTCGCCTAATACCTGCATATTCCAGATAGAAGAGTACTCCCGATAGAGCAGCGCCACCGAGCGCAGCCGGCACATGTCTCGGTTGAGCGTGCGCAGATGAGAACGGAGATAATCAGGCGGTTGCTGGCCCGCGGCGATATCCTCGCGGATACGCTTCTTCAGTCGCCAACATTCATGTACCATACCTTGGATAGTCTCGATGAGTTCAGGGTCGCACTTGTTCTTGTAGTTCATGAACCAGCTACCCTTCTTTGTGACCGGCATATCCGATGTGATCAGCATGCCGTGATGGAAGTAGTGCTGCCCGAAGTGCATCTTGTTGCCTCGGTTGGCTTGCAGTGTCTCGTTGTTGAGCTGGTCGAAGTCGATGAACTTGGCTTCGTCCACCGTGATGGCGTCGTAGGACTGGGAGTTAGAGGTACCCGCACGGTCCTGCGATATGATGAAACCGATGGAACCGTTATAGAAAGAGAGCACGTTGTCGTAGCTTTGCGGTTCGAAGATAGGGCGCCCCCAACCCCAGGACTCCGGTGGCCGTCGGCCGATACACCAGTGTACATCTCGTTTGTAGCCCCAGTTCTCCCAATGGACCAGCATGGACGGTAAGGTATTGGTAAGGACGCGCTTGCCGTTAACGCCTACGATGCCGGAACACGATCCGGGCATCCGCTGGAAGTTGCGCAGATTCCACGACGCCTGAATCAGACCTTTCCCGATGCCACGCCCGCCCACAATCACGTTGTCTTTGGCTCCGGTGAACATCACCTCTTGTTGAGGATCATTAAAATATTGTCTCATTAAAGTAAAGGTTTAACTGTTTGGCTTTATCGTGCTGGCGTTGAATATTTTATCCTCGTTAAATTCAGCGTCTTCAAAGGAAACTTCGTCCACATCCTCGCTCCAGTATTGTTTGATTTTGCGTGCAATTTTCTCTCGAAGATTCGGTATCGCTTTCAAGCCCAGCACGGTCGGGTCATCGGTCGGCTCGAAGGGCTGCACCACAATCTGGTCATAGCCGCGTTCCACTTCATCCTCTTTGTCCAGCTGTGTATATTTGGCGTAGAAATTAGCCGCCGAAGCCATGGCCTTGGCATCCTTTGTGCGCTTGGCCATCTCGAAGGAAGCGTCTATCATGAGTGTGAATTTGTACCGGTGATAGCCTTTCGTCGTTTTCGCAAAGTTGCCCAGGAGTTTCTTCAGGATGCGCACATCGTCGTAGGCGGCCGATTTGCCAATCCCATACCGGTGCATATCCTCTTCAGCCATTTCCATGTCCTTCTTGCTGGGGAAATTCATCCAATAGTTGTAGAGGTCACGCAGCCGGAGCAGGCGCTTTTGGATAATTTCAGGCACGCCCTCCTGCATCATTTCGCTGACGTCAGCAAAAAGATACTTCTCACATATGTCGATTGTTGCAGGTATAGCCATTGTTATAAGTCCTCATCAGAATCCATGGTCACCATATATGCAGACGTGAGCTGCACGGCCAGCGGTGAACCGACATTGGCCAGTTCAATCTCTTGTTTGCGAAGAGCCAGCGAGGTCTCAGCCTTCGCTCTGAAATACGCCCGACTGACAGCGCTGTTGCGGTCACGGACCGCCAGGCGCAAGTCGTCGAGAGGCACATCCATCAGGATGGCAATTTCTGAAATCGGTGTCAGGAACTTAGCCAGTTCTTCCACCTTGCTGATCTGCTCCGTTGAAAAGTCCATCCAATAAAATTGCTTTAGCGTTCACAATCTTTTTAAATTGCTCCAAGAGCGTATCATAGACCACGGCATCCGTGCTGATCATGCCCGACTCGTTGCGATTGCCTCGTGTCTGGTTCTGCGAAGTGCAGATGGATACGCGGTAGCGGGAAGATTCGATGAGTATCACCTTGCTGTGGTTCTCGGCAAGGTAACACTCATCGAATGTATGAGCAATCAGGGAGTAGAGAATCACCGTCTTGCGGGAAGCCTTCAGGTCCGCCAGCATGGTGGCATGCAAGATGCGCCCCTCCTTCTTCAGTCGATAGATACGCCTCAGAAATTCCTCGGAAGTAGAGAACGTGGAAATGTATACGTCGGCCGGTCCCGTCTCCTCGAGGATTTTCTCAATCACATCAAAGAGTTGGATTCGGTTATCGAGATACGCCTGCAGAGGGTATTTGGCTATCGGACGGATGATGTCATCTACTAACTTTTTCATACGGTCAAGCCCAGTTCGTTCAGTTCATCCGCCTGAGCCTGCTCGATATTGGCGCCCAGTTCTTTCAACTGCTCAATGCGCTGCTGCACCTTGGCCAGCAAGGTCGCGTATTTCTCGGGATCACTCTCGCGCAGCTCAGCCAGTCTCTTCTTGTTGTCAGAGATATACTTGCGGGCAGCCGAGATCTTCTTGGCAATCACTTTAGGGTCATTCTCCTCGATGTCGTCACCCTCTTTGTATTCGTCATAACGTCGCATATTCTCGCGGTATCGGATGTCAGCCTCTTTGAGCTGCACCAGGTATTCATACCGGTCGCAGGAAGGTGCGTCTTCCATGGTCTTGAGTTGTTCAAAGAGCGATTTGATTTTGAAGTAGAGTTCGCCGTTCTCTTTCCACAACTCCTGAATCGCTTCGGGTAACGAGTCATGATCTTCGCGCTTGCCGCGGGCCACTGTGCCCTCGGTGGGGGTGTCGTCGTCAGCACTGATCTCCGGAGCGCCAGCCTCGATGGTCTCTTTAGCCTGAGGTACCACGGTGTGGTCCATGCGTACCACATCTTCAACGGTCATGCTGGCCAGCCGGATACGGTAATACTTCTTCAGTTCATAGACAACCTTGTCGGCAAACTTATCCGGTCGGCGGATGACGTTGTTGAAGAGAATGCGGTTGCGGTTCAGTTTCAGCAACAGGTTAGCGCCTGCAATGACGTCTCTATCCTCGGGCTTGGCGTCGAGGTAGGCTTTAATCTTATCTGTTAATTGAGTATCCATATTATTCAAATGAAAATGGGGCGGCGACTCACGACGCCACCCCACACATACGCTAATACTAAATTTAAACTATGAAAAAAAACTACTTTTCAGTTACATTCGTTTCGACTTCGCTGCCGTCTAAACCGGAAATTGTGCCGTCTTCTGTCACAATCTCACCCGGATAGAAAGGAGCCGGACAAACGTCCGTTGCCTCTACCTCAACGGTGGTTCCAGCCTCGCCGGTATTACCCTCGCCCAAAGCCTGAGACGGCTTAGTCGTGCTCTCGAACTGTTCAGATCCGATGACACGGAACTTGCCGTTGCGCTGCTGAACCAGGAATACCAGGTCGTCGGCCATTGCCTGTCGGCAGAAGCCTGCTGCCTCTTCGTCGGTGCCCGGATACTTCAGCGAGACCTTGTTGAGCGATGTCACGGAAGGATATTCGCCCTGAGTCTCGGTGGTCACCGAGGACTTGGTGGAGAGGGCTTTCAGCGTCAACCAGGTCTTGTCTGCAGCCAACTCGAAGTTGTCTTCGTAAGTGGCCAGTTCAGCCATACTCTTAGCCTTGTCGAGTCCTGGCAGAGAGGGCCATTTCACGATATCCCTCTTCGGGATAAAGTACACTGCCGGTTTGATACCAGGCAGCACGGTCTGGCCCTCACACCAAGAGAGTGAATTATACAATGATGCATTACATTTACCCATTTCTCAAAATTTTAGATCAACTGACCGACCAACAGTCGTTCCTTGTTGATGGATTCATACTGACAGCCGAAGAACAGCGTTGCGATGAACTGCAGCGTGAATGCAGCATGCTTCTCGACTGTGATATTCTCGAGGTCTGATTCCTGGTCTACACCAATCAACATGTTCTCCTGCGGAGACAGCTGGATATACTTGGAACCGGCCTTGTTGGACAGAGGTACCAGCTCACACAGGTTCATGGAACCCTCCAGGAAGGTCTTGTCGAACTCCTTGTTGTAAGCGATGGCGCCCACAGTGCTCTGGTAATCGTCTACATAGGCATCGTAGATGTCGCGAGAGATGAAGAGCTTGGTCTTCTGGCCACGAAGAACGTCGTCCGCTGTACGGTAGAACGTCTTGAGAAGGTCAACGGCATTCGTCTTGTCGATTGCCTCGGAGAACTCAAAGAGGTTCTTCTTATCGGCGCTCAAACCGCCCGAAGTGATTTCAGCGGCAGCGATCGTATCGAAACCATTGAACAGGTCAACGGTCTTGTTGCCGTTCTCATTGCGCTTAGCGCTCCAGATGCTGTTGTTCAGCGATTCGGAGAGCTTCTTCATCAAGAAGGTCAGCATCAACTTGGACATCTCGGTGTTCTTCAACGCCTCGCCCTTGGTGACGGAACTGCCCCACAGAGACTGGTACACACTGTTCGGAGAGAACGGCTTGACAACGGAGCCAAAGAAGGTCTCGAGCTCACGCTTCACGATGTTCACGTCCTCATCAGCGGTACGCGTCTCGCTGTACGGACCCAGTTCAATGCCACCCGTCAGTTCGCCCACCACTTCTTTGTAGCGGATGCCCGGTCGGATAGTCATGTGCTGCTTGGTCTGCTCCAGGCCAATGACCGCCATCATCAGCAATACACTGCGGTATTTGACGGCGGTTTTAGCAAGGTCCTCAGCGGTAAATACTACTTTACTCATTTTTAATAACTAATTAATTAATAACAAAATATGGCACTATGATTGAACTTAGATTGCGTTGTATAAAGCCTGGGCTTCGGCAATGACATCACGTTTGTCATCGTCGGTATTGTCCACCTGTCCTGTTTCGGCGCCCGCTGAAGCCTGCAGGTTCTTGACCTGGTCTGTCAGTTCTTCGATCTGCTTGCGCAGTGTCTCGTTATCCTCGGCCAACTTCTGATGAGCAGCCTCAATCTGCTGCATCTGTTTCTCGTTGAGGACTGTACCCTCTTCGCTGAAGGCCAGTGATTCACAACCAAGAATGGCATTCACTCTCGTGAAATCTTTTCTATCTGTCATATTCATTTGATTTTGATTATCCTGATTATTCTCTTTACCTGTTCTATTTTTGCCCATTTCATCGAAAATATCCTGTACCTTATTTAAGATGGAATGTAATAAACTTTCTTTTTGATTGCCCACCAGGTTCTCCGGCAGGGCTGGATAGCCGAAACGGCTGATTTTGTTGGTCAGGCCGGCATAGTTCATCTTCGGTTCATCCGTTTCTTCGATAATCTCATCGATGAACCCGTAGTCCAGCGCCTCTTGTGCGGTCATCCACTTGCCCGCCTTGAGCACATCAAGGATGTCGTCCACCTTCTTCTTGCACTTGTCGGCATAGATGTTGGCTAGGACGAGGTCAAACTTATCGTTGTCCTCTTTGGTCTGGCGGAGTTTTTCGATGATCTCTTGGATTTGGTCGGCGTTGTACGTGCCCCATTCATCCACCCAGTTGCTGACTTTGTGGACGAGGAACATGCCGTACTTGGACATGCAAACCTTTTTGGCGCCGAGAGCGATGATGGTGGCTGAAGATGCCACGCAGCCGTAGAGATAGGCTGTCACCTGACCGTGGTCGATAAACTGCTGGCGGATGTCAAGTCCGTGCGCCACATCTCCGCCAAGGGATGATATGCGCACGTTCACGGGCTTATCCTTGTAGCCCGCCAACGATTGGCGAACGTAGGACTTAGAGATGCCCCACGTGCCAATGTTGTCGTCAATGTCGAGATGGTATGTCATTACTGCAAATCGTTTATTCGAAATTAGACATACCTTATTATATATAAAAAGACCCTACCTCAGAACGGGTGGTTTGCGTGGCCCTGTCCAGGTGGCCTTGACGGTTGTCTTGACCGGTGAACCCACGCTCTCGGGATGCTCGGTCGTGGCCACTGTCTGCACCCATGGCCGGGCATTGTCGCCCATCAGCCATCGTGTGCCATCGGTGGCGGTGAGTCGGAACACTCTTTTATCCCATCTTGGAAGTTGTGTCGTATCGGCCACGAAATTCAGACTCGTGGTGAAAACCACGGATTTATCACTCACGCTCTCTTCGGTGGTCAGGGTGGCCAGGCCACTGATTGGTATCTCGGTGAACGGCACGGTAGTCGGCAACCATGCCCAACCGTTGTACGAATTGAAGTTGTCGAGGTTCTTGGCCTCGGTCACTTCTACCTTATTAATATAACTGATCTGATTCATCTCTTGTACAAAGTTGTTCGGAGTTGTTCAATATCGGGGTCATCGTCTGTGTGAAATCGGGTGGATTTAACAAGATTTATACCTTTTTGTGTGTATGCCTTCCGCATTCGGTAGTATTTCTGACGCACAGCCTCGGAATGATCATCATCGATGCCATGCAGCTCACACCAGGCCACGATGAGTTTGTTGATGCCGCATGGGTGCCCGTCGAGTTGTTCAAGTTCCGCCCAAAGGTTACGGCGGAAGAGGTCCTCGATGCACTCAGTGATGGCACTGGCCGCTGATGGGCCGACCCAATTGTAATACTGTGGAGGTTTTGCCTTGGAGTCAGGAATGACGATAGCCGTCAGTTCCGCCTGGGCGGTCTGTGGCTTTGCCCCTTCTGGGCGTTTGGTCAGGAAACGGCGAATGATTGCATTTTCATTCGATTTAGCCGGGAACTGGACCGGGTCTCCCAGCGAATGCTGAAGCCATTGTTTCAGGTATGGTTCCAGCTTAAGATAGATTAGAAAGCGGCTCATAAAAAGGAAAATAATCAAAATCGCGGGCGAAGATAGCATTTTATTCTGAATTGACCGCCTGTTTACGCGTTTTGTTGATTATTTAAAAATGAAATTATCTGACAAATGCCTTATTTTTGTTGAAAACGAGAAAAAATAATCTCTGAGATATCACACATATTTAGGCTTCTACAGCTTCTACAACTTCTACATTTCGGATTATCAGTGTTTTAGCTTTTTTGAGGTGTAGAAAAAGGGCAAAAATTGTAGAAACTGGTAGAAGTGTTAATTGGATTTAACTGGTTGTAGAAATTTGTAGAAGATTTGTAGAAGGTGCTTCTACACCTTAATATCCTCATTTATAACGTTGTAGAAGTTGTAGAAGGTGTAGAAGCCATTTTGCTCCCAAAATAAACGACCCGTTTTTGTGTTTCGGGCATGAAAAAAGGATGCTTCCGTTTCTCAACGTCCACATCCTTTAACGAGTTTATTACTATGTAGCCACGTGTTAATAGGCTATTCTGTCATCTGATTGTTCTTTTTCTTCCGAACTTCCGGAGTTATCCAGTTCCAAGTTGACCCCATAGTTCGCTTTCAGCAGGTCATAATCGAAACACATTGCCTGATCGACCGTTGTCGTCTTGACGACTGTCGGCTGAGAACCGGAAATTGGAATAACTTTTGTCATTTCTACTCCCTTCACGATATTCTTGAATCTCACTGCATTCTTCATACCCATATATTCGCGGGAGTTCTCCAGGTAGAACTTCAGTGATTCTGTGGGTAGGGCATTGTCTCCTACCTGTCTGCTGAATTTCTTGTAGAGCATGAATATTCTGTTCTTGCGCATCATCAGGATGGGCTTGTTCTTGACCCACTCCATATCCACCTTTGTCATGCTGCTTTTGAATTTCATCAGATAGTCAATTCTGAAGTCACCCTCGCTGTATATCTCGCCCTCTTGCAAGAGGTAAGCGAACACATTCCAGAAGTTGGCCAGTTCGTTGGTGCGCTTACATTCGCTGTTCTGTCTCTTGATGCCCTCGACGGTCACTCTGAGCAGCTCGTTATAATCGAACGGCAGTTTGATGACCCCCTGCAAACATCTGAACATAGCCAGCGGTATCAGCCAGTTGCCTTGGATACGGTCTTCGATGCCCTGGTTCTGCAGCTGCTCATTCAGGTCGGCCATGCTACCCGTGTAGCACTCGCTGAATGTAGTCTCCACGGTGGCACGATATTTAAGTATGTCCAGTACAATGTGGCTGAGACCCATGTCTCGCATTCTCTTCAGTTCTGCAAAACGGGCTTTTTCCTCGTTGGTAAATTCGGTCTTGTTGAACGTGAGGAAGATCAATCGTGAGAACAGTGCGATGTCGACTGTCGGCATCTCCTGACCCGATAAGATGACCCCGCAATCCACTCTGGTTATCTCTCTCTTCTTGTCGCGGTCCATATTCATACGACTTCGACCTGCACCGTCCCACAGACCTTTCAGGAACTCGCGCTTGTCGATATCGATGGTGTTCTTATACTCATCGAGGTGCACCAGGGCATTGGCGCATTGCGCCACGGTGTCGCTCATGGCTGCGATGGTTGAGTTTTGGATATTCGGCGGCGTGTTCTTTATGATAAAGAACGACATCAGCGAATGACCCAACTCTGACTTTCCGGAGCCTTTCGGTCCGAACAGATTGAGGATGGGGAAGGACTTGGTCGTGCCCACCACGACATCTCGGAACAATGTGGCCAGGAAAAAGCAGATACCTATCTTGGCGTTGTTGCCGAACACGCCGATTAACTTCTCGGTAAACTCCATCAGGCTCACGGTTGAGAAATTGGTGTGGACGAACTTACGTTCGAACTGGTACAGGTTCACCTCTTCTTTATAGATAGAAGAGACTGCCGGCAAATAATAATTACCCTCTTTCATTCTGACGATGCCGTAATCATCTGTCGGATGCCATTCCGTATCAAAGCAGCCGTTGCCAAAAGCAAAGAACCCCTTGCGCTGCCATCCCAGCTGCGTGATTTCGGTGGCGGTCTCTGTCTGCGCATAGAGGAACATCTTGAGTTTGGTCAGTTCTTTTTCCGTCACCAACCAAATGTAATTGCCTAGTCCCTCGACCCGTTGTTTGAACTTAGCCAGCGAACTCAGATCCTCTTGTTTCATTTCTATGATCTCCGTTTGCTTATCTTGGTTTTTGATACGGTACAATCGTTTCGGGTTGAGCGCATCCTTGATATGGAACATCGGAATCATGATGAAGTTGCTCCATTGTACCGGACTGCCGCCGTTGGCGGATATGCTGAAGTAAGCGTTGTACTCTTCGTAGAACCCATATTTGGTATAGAGGTCTCGGTCGATCTTCTTCGACTGGTCCAACACCTTTTTAGCTTGCATCAACTTCTTGGCCTGATTGATGGCCGTTGTCCATAAGTTCTTGTTGCGGTACTGGTTTTGCAATTCATCGAGGAACATCTTCTCTTTGACCTCGTCGTTCACCAGGGCCACGAGCTGGCACACCGTGTTGATGGCCGTACTCTTCTCTTCGGTTGTTTCCTTACCTTTGAAGATATATCGGGCAAACCATATGATGAAGTCCTCTTCGATCAGTTCATCGAACCGGAACTTGTTCTTGCAGAAACTGTCCGGGTCTTGTTTCACTCCTGGTTGTGCCGGAATCTCTTTGACCGATACGGAGAAGCCGCACCGCATGGCCAGTTCGCCGTTCTTCATGACGGCGCTAATGCCGGTGCCGTATTTCTCGCCCGCCTTGGGCGGGTCACTGTCCGGTATGAAGCAGATGTGTGTGGCATACTTCTTCAAACTCTCGAACTGGTCTTTGGTCCATGCCGATCCGAGAGAGGCCAGTGCGTTAGGTACGCCGATCGTCTGCAGTCTCATCACGTCTGGCGCACCCTCCACCCCATAAAACCGTCCTGTCTTGACGGCTTCGCGGACAGCGATATCTATACCGAACAAAGAATGGCCTTTGCTATAGATGTCGCTCTCCGCCGAATTCAGGTATTTGGGCGTGCCCTCGATGCCGCTGATGTCTCGTGCGGTAAAGCCGATGATATGTTGGTAGCGGTCCCTGATGGGGATCATTATTCGGTTGCGGTAGAAATCGTAATAGCCCTTATCACTCTTGCGAACCAACGAGCACTCCTGCATGATCTCCATGCTGAGCGAACTCTTGTCGGCGAAGTTCACCATGGCTACCCATTTGTCGGGGGCATAGCCGATGCCCATCTCCTTCACGTACTCTTCGCCCCATCGGCTGACGGCATAGTCGAGAGCCGCTTTACCGCTTGGTGCATACAACTCTTTTTTGAAAAACTCCAGCGCCTTCTCGTTGGCTATCCACATGGCCTCTCTCTTCATCTGCTTCGTCTCCTCTTCAGGTGTCAGCTTCTTTGATTCGATGGCTATGCCCATTTTGCTGGCCAGTGCCTTGCAGGCTTCTGGGAAACTCAGGCTCTCGTATTTCATGATGAAGGTTATCGCGTTGCCGCTCTCTCCGCATCCAAAGCAGTGGTAAGTTGAATGCGCGGGATTGACGGCAAAGCTCGGCGTCTTCTCGCCGTGGAAAGGGCAGCACGCCCAATAGCGACCGCCTTTTTGTTTCAGCTCAATTCTTGAGCCGATGACATCCACGATGTCGGCTCTGTTCAGAATTTGCTCAATCGTATTATTCTCTATCATAGTAACTCGTTTTGCGCAAATATGCGCATCTTAAATGAATTTAAAAATTTCGTCTCTGACTATTACTGTTCCATTATCTTCTAATGACCATGCATATATGCCTTGGCTGCTCAATTCCATTATCGCTGTGCAAGCGCATTTGATGAACAATTCGTAGTTGTCCGGATGCACTTTGCGTACGACTTCAAACCTCTCGCCTCGCTTCATATTCTGCAGCATGAGAAAAACCCGGTCGTAATATCCGGTTAGTTCATCCCATCCGATTCTGTCTGCTGTCTCATTCATCCATTGATTATCTTGAGGGATGCACGCTGTCAGATCAATCATTCTTTCTCGTCAATTCGGCCACCAATCTATTGATAGAACTATTTAACAGTTCTTGGAAGATATGAATATCTTGTCTTTCGAACTCGAAAAGTACTTCTACTTGTGTGTCGCCGTTATAGTCCTTGATCACTTGACCTGTCGTGATTGATATGGGAAGGTTCTCATCGTGAACACGCTCAATCATGATATTAAGCACATCCCCTTCAATGACTAATTTCTGTTGAGTTTTGAATTTCATCCATTGCCTCCATTTCTTCATTAATGATACACTCGATGGCCTCTCTCTCCAACTTGGTCCAGTTGTTACGCTGCATTCTGCCCATAAAAAGGGGGTAGCTCATGTCGCATCGCTTCATGATCTTCTCTCTTAATGCAGCTTTAGCAGGTCTGCTGACCTTGCTCTTGTAGTATTCAACGATATCCATACGCTAAATTTTTTATGATATTATTTTGGTGATTAAGATTATAATCATTATCTTTATTGGACAAAGGTATAATATTATTCTTATAAAAAGAAATATATTGTACTATTTTATAAGTTAAATTACTCTAAAATAAACGTAGATTATGTATAACGGTCAGGTTATCAAAGATTTGTTGGAGAAGCAGAAGAAGAGTAATAAAGAACTCTTGGCTTACCTCGGGAAGGATGTTCCTGGGGGCAATTCTTATCTGCGTACATTGGTAACTGGCAATCCCACGGTGAAAACCTTGGAGCCGGTGGCGGATTTTTTTGGAGTATCGATGGACGTTTTTTTTAATCGCGAGAGGAATCTCTCCCTCCCTTCTACTTCTGTGGTGGGTGATGGAAATGCTGTCGGATCTGGGAATACGATATCTGCTTCCTCTCATGAGTTGGATAAGCGTCTTGAACTGCTTGAAAAACTTGTCGATGATAAAGACAAGCGTATTGAGACTTTAGAATTGTTGGTCCAATTCCTACGGGGTAAAGCGGAAATTTAGTTATCTGTCTGGACCTATTTTGGACTTCTTTTTCATTGCATTGTGTACGTGTATATGTGCGCGTGTTATTATGTTGACTGAATAAACGCTGTGATACTGCGGTCAGGCCTCCGCAACAAAAGAGAGGATAAACCAAAGTGAATCAGCGGTTTATCCTCTCTTTAGCTTTTTAACCGGGACAAATCTCGGACAATAGTTTCGATGATTTAAGTCCTGGATATACGTTCATTCCCTTTATTTAAAGGGCTTTTATGCAGTTGTAGGATTGGACGCATCCGAGACGAGAATCAATTATATAACTAAAGTTTCGGATTTACATTCTTTCCTTTATTCATAGGACTTTCATCCAGTTGTAGGGACGCACCCAAGGTGCGTCCTAATCGAAGGATATGGTCCAATAATATTGGATTTCTTTCCTTGTGCTTTCCTGTCCTGCGATTAGGACGCACCTTGGGTGCGTCCCTACAACTGGATGGGGAAGCAGGATTGGACAAATCCGAAACTTGGATCCATTATATATTAATCGAAGAAACCGTTAAAAAGGGCCATGGACCTTAGACCAACGTCTTTTCCTTCTTCTATGTCTAGTATCTCCGGTACATTTTTTACCAGATAAAATATAATAGACCAAATATATAAAAATAAGTATTCTTATCATAGTCTTTCATTCTTTATTATATCTAACGTGATCTTAGAATTTACCATAGTTTTGGATTGGATAATTAGATTGATCATTAGAAACTAGAAATGTCTTAATTCAGAAAGCCTGGGCCATGATGCCGTCTTTTGGGATTACGACGTATGTTTGATGTAATGATCATTACTATTATGAATAAAAATAATATAATACTTATCATAGCTCTTTAATTTTATTGGTTACACTGCAAATATAATATATCTATCTAATAAAAACAAGAAAAAGTCAAGAATTTTTGGTGCTAAAATCGATTTTGTTACCATGAGAGGATGTGGTAGTGGAAGCCGATGCGATGTATGGTGCATTGATGCCGTATCCGGTAGCGATGCCCGCACCCCAGCGGTGGCCACGCTCACACCCGAATCTGCAGATTTTTTAGCAGAATTGGGATCGTTTTCATATAAAAAATTTCCTCCATTTGACGAAAAACTTTGTGAATTTGCGGCTTTTTGTGGCGGATGTGAGAAAAGCTTAAAAAACGTAATATGCTATTATTTAATGATTTAACAAAAATGACTGCTGCGAGATGCTGCGAGATGCTGCGAGAGAAAAATTTATCTAACAGCAGTCTATCGCATTGTTTGTCAATAAGTTATAAGGATTTGCTGTTGCTGATAGTGGTTTTTGAAAAAAGTTTCTATAGATAATAAATAAAAAAATAGATAAGGTGATTATAAAATAAAAATATATAATATAGAAAGTTTTTAGCCGAAAAAACTAT